TAGATAGGGCCCCGACCGACTGGCGGCGGCTGTCCCCCGGGGATCAGTCCGGGGTAAGGGGCAAAGCAACAATATCACCCTTCGGGTTATTGGACAGCAGGATATCGGTCCAGGTGGCGACCCGCGTTTCCAGCAGGGCCACGCGCTCCTCCATCTGCTCGCATTCGGAAACGGTGACGCCGCTCGGCACGATGATGCCGCCGGACTTCGGGTGATAGGCCACGAAGTCCAGCCAGCCGAGATGCCCGACCCACTGCGCCCAGCGGCATTGCCAGCGGTACTCGGCGGGAATCTTGCCGGTGCGGCAGACTTCCATCCATGCCATTTCCAGCGGGCACTTCGCCTCGACGGCGCCGGCCTTATCCAGCGCCAGGCCGTCCGGGGACCACGCCACGTTTGGCACGTAGGCGTGCTCGACGAGGCCGCATTCGGTGATGACGTACCCCTTCTCGAAGGCATACCAGTCGCGCGCTTCGGGCTCGGTGACGTTGCCACGCTCCATGGCTGCCGACTTGAACCCACCTTCGATGGGGCCGTATATGCGCTCCCACGCGACGCGCTTGACCAGCTTCGCGAGACCGTCGGTGTCCAGCCCGCCCATGATCACTGCGGCGGCGGATGCGGTCCACTTGCCGGCGCGCGCGTCGTGCCACGGGGGCGTCCCCTGCGCGATGTCGAAGTGGAAGATGGGGTTCATGCCTGCGGAGCCTTCAGCGCGTTCTGACGCTGCGCCCAGCGCGACCGGATGTTCCGCAGCGCCATCGGCGGGATGCTGGACTTCTTGATCTCGTCGGCGATCGTAGTCAGCGCATCCAGGTCCGTCGCCTCGTCGATCTGCTGGAACCACGGCGCGAGGTCGTAGGCCGGCGGCTCCGGCTCGCCTTCTTCGTCCGGGTCGCCGCCGATGGCAGCCTCGTGCGGCACGACGAAGGTCAGGTAGAACATGTTGCGCTCGGCGACGGACGTAGCCTTGCTGATCGCCTTGTCCTGCCCGTCGTTCGCCTCGCCGAAGAACGGCCCCACGACCCACTGAGAGCCGTCGTGAATGCTTGTAAACGTGAAGGTGCCGGACAGGCTGACGTTGTAGGTCGTGCCGCCGCTCTTCGTCTGTCGCGCTTCGATCACCTTGTCGGCGTAGGATGGCGCCACGATCAAGCCGTGCTTCACCAGCAGCGGCGAGAACGCCATCAGCGCGTCGTCGATGCCGCGAAAGTTGAACTTCTGCTCTTGGTTGCGCCGTTCCTTCGCGATGCCGGACGTGCCGATGTCGGCCATGACGCGGGATATTGCTGCGTAGACTTGCGGCGGCACCGGCTGCGTCGCCGTCATGCCGGTCTCTGTATTTGTGGTCATGCGGATCTCCGTTGGTGGGTTGAAGAGAGTGGCGGGTAGAGTCTTTCATCCCGCTTCGGTCACATCCCCGTTTCCGGGTTAGCCCACCATGCGCGCCTCTCTACTGCGCTCACACCCTCACGACTGCGGCCGGCCCTCTCTGCGAGGGTTGCCTGTCGGGGCTGTGTTAGGGACCGACATCCCGTATCCAGCCGCATGCGTGAAGATGCTGCAACCCTTGGGGCATCGGGTTCGGTGCAGGTATTTGCCTGCTTGCCAGATCGCAGCCGTCAAAGCTGCGGGACCAACTCGGCGCTTCATCAGCTATGCCTCCACGCCGCCGAACCCGATGCCCCAAAGGTGCCGGCGCTTGCGAGCCGGCACCCGTAACTCTGCAATCCCGGTCATTTCGGCTTTCGCCCGGGCGCTCGCCGTCACTGTGTTACACGACACTCTCCTAGTGGTTTGCCGACTGTTACGCGGAGCCGGTTTCGCGGTAGATGTCCGGTTTACCCTCCGGCTCGGGGCACGGGCGACGCGGTGTTCGGTTACAACTTGGCCAGCGCTTCGGTGATGCGTGCCTTCTCGGCTGTCAGCATCTGTTCGTGGCGGGCCTTGATTTCGGTGCGCACTTGGTAGATCACAGCGTCCGTAGCGGCCTTGATTTCGGTGGCGAACTTCTGGTCGATGTTGGTCCGGACGATGTATTCGAGGCGCTTGGTGCCGTTCTGCCGGTCGTAGTATTCGGTCGCGGGCTTGCCATCGCGGCCGACCAACTGTTCCAGATACTCGCGGCCGAGCATGCCGATGGTTTCGCCGATGGTGACCGGCGTTTTCTGGTCGTAGCCCTTGGGCGTCAGCGTAGTGCCCAGCACGTCGGAGGCGACGGCGGACAGGCGGGCATCGGCGCGCTCGGTGATCATTGCCAGTGCACGATCCTCGATCAGCTTCGACAGCTTGCTGTCGCCAGACCTGCCGACGATCATCCGGGCCGCAGCCTCGACGATCAGTTCTTCCATGTCGTTGACGGTCCAGTCTCGCATCTGCACGTGGAAGCTGATGCCGCTGGGCTTCTCTTCGTGGCTGGCGACGGCGCTGGTCTGGAGTTCGTCATCCCATTCGCGCATGCCGTCTTCGGCTTGCCCTTGGGCGATGTCTGATGTGTCGATGATGTCGGGCATTGCGGGTTCCTCGTCATTGTGTGGTGGGTGTACTTGATAAAACGCAGGCCGCTCGGAAAACCGGCCAGCTATTCGTCGATTATTTGAAATCTCCCGACTTCACCAGCCGATCCCACATGACCAGCGAACCGGCGACGGCGACGTTGTTCGGCGTCTTGCCGCGGTAGATGCCGATCTCGAAAAAGCCCCTCATTGGTCGTCATCCTCTTCATCGTCCTGCGCGATGTCGTCCTCGGCTTTCTCGGTCAGCACAACGCGGACATAGCGCTCCATTGCGTTCAGCAGGCGGTGGGCGTGAGACTCGCGATGCGCTTGGGTGACGCCGTTGCTGGCCTCGGCGACGTGGTGCGCGATGTCGGCGATGATGCTCGCCTCGTCACCCTCGTGGAATGCCGCCTTGATCGCGTCGGTGATCGCTTCGCAGATCGCACCGGAGTCCTGAATTTCGGCCGCGACTTGGGCCTGCACTTTGTCTGCTCGGTTCATTTCGTGCGCTCCAGTTCGGCGAGTAGGGCGTCGGCATGGCCGACTGCCATCTTGGCGATCAGGTTGCGCAAGGTCAGCGCATTCCCAGTGCTTCCGACTTTCTGCCCGTGTACGGTTTCAATGAGTTCGGACAAGTCAACAAATCGCTCGTGGCTTACGCAAAGCCCTTGCATCGCCATCGCCGCGAAATACTCGCGCTTGGTCAGGCCGCCGACGCTGTGGGTGTTCGCGTACAGGTCGCCTCGACCGTCGCTGTCATACGCTGCTTCGGTGCTGACCTGCGGGAATGCGGAATCGTTCTTGTTGCTCATGGTCAAAACTCCCGTTCCGGCATGGACGCAGTGCGCCAGCACACGTTGCACTGCAAATACAGCGGCACGCGGTGCACGCCGAACGCATGGTCGAACGAGTCGTCGGTCGGGCGCATGTCGCAGCCGTCCGGGCAGCAATCGTCGTCGGTGGCTTGCGCCTGGGGGGTGGTCTGGTTGCACATCGTAAGTCCCTCGCTATGTGGTATGTTCTACACCATGCCGGGAACCTTTGCAACTCCCGTCACTATGAAGAACGACAACCCCGCCGGAAACCGGCCAACCCGGAGAAAACCCGATGACACCACTGAGAACCTACCTCGACAACCTGGGCCGCGCAGCCCGCGTCAGCGAGGCATTGCGCCTGCGCGAAGCCTTGGGCTATGCGGTCCCGACGTGGGAAAAGCTGCTGTACGGCCGCATGCGCTGCCCGATTCTCGTCGCGATGCAACTGCATACTCTGACCGCCGGAGCGGTCGATGCACGCGAGATGGCGCCTGATCTGGACTGGCAGACTGTCCGGGCCTTCGCTGCGCTGTTCGGGGCTCAAATCGCGTGGGAGGGCGCGTAACGGGCAAAAAAAACCCCCGGGGCTGAGTCCGGGGGTCTCGTCTAGGCCGGTGTGTCGGCGGCGGTTGACGGGCTGCATCGGGGGCTTGCCTCAGAACCGGCCAACCAATCTAGGGTGAAGCTGAAACGGCTTTACAGAAGATAGCTTGCAGTACAGGATCGTTTCGGTGCTTGCTCACCCAGGACATGAAAAGCCCGCGATTAACATTGCACCTGTGGCATGCGGCCTTGAGGTTCTCGATGCGATTATCCGTTTTGTCGCCGTTGAGATGATCGACATGCACCTTGCCCTTGCCGCAGCCTCCCCAAGCAAGCGGCGAAGCGCACCAATAGCAAGCATGGCCGCCAGCACCATGAGCCTCGAAAAAAACACGCCTGTGCTCGTACAGAACGCCGCTCGCGCCGGCTGCTGGGTGCCCTTTCCGGTTGCTTGCGAGATAGCCGTGATTGGTCAGCCCCGGTGGGCGCCGCTGCCTTTCTTCGGTCGTGCCCGTTCGCCTGCCCCTGAAATAATGCTTGTTGCACAGGGTCGCGAACTTGGAGCGAACGATTGCCTCGCATCCGTCCACTTTGCATTCCATCCATCCCGCACCGGTCACCTCTTGCTTGTAGTCCATGTTGCCATCCGCGTTTTAGGTGGGATGGATTGTAACCCGGACTGCAATCTCGGGAAGGGCGCATGGTCGATGGCCGACTTCCGCGACCACTTTCGTTCTATCTGAGAACGCCTATCCCACGGGGAAAGGGGCGGAGAATTGACCAACGGAAAATAGAGACCGAAATGTACAGAATCGAAGTCATCGGAAACGCAACGCTGCACCTTGGCGACTGCCGCGACATCCTGCCGACGCTCGAAGCCGGAAGCGTGCAAACGTGCGTCACATCGCCGCCGTACTTCGGCCTGCGCGACTACGGCATGCCCGATCAGATCGGTTTGGAGGCGACGCCCGACGAGTTCGTGGCCGCGATGGTCGCGGTGTTCCGCGAGGTGCGCCGCGTGCTGCGCGACGACGGCACGCTGTGGCTGAACCTGGGCGACAGTTACGCCAACGGCACGCGCACATCCCGCGACATCGATCCCAAGCTGCCCCAGCGGCAGCAATCACATCGCCCGCGTGACCCCGAGGGAGTCAAG